ACAGCTTAACTTCTCAAAAACAACTGCTAAAAAACTTTAGCGTACTGTCAACTTTTACAAATATACAATAATTTTAAACTAATCGCATTAACTGGCAGTTTATTTTTAATCTTTCTTTGCCGTCCTCTTCTTTTAGATAGGATTCTACAACCTTGCGCCACATTCCAAACATAGTTCTATCCTTTAATAACTTATCACTTCCTTTTTCTCCTACTCCTTTTGCGCCTTTGATATTGTCTGAACTATCTCCAATCAAAATCAACTTGCAGAAGTTTCTAAACGCTTCCTTTTTAGATATGTATTCTAAGCCTTTGTAACGCATTATCTTTTGATTATACTCGTCTAGTATTGCTTCGTTGTTTTCGTTCTTTAAAGCTACCTTTTGATAGTTAAAATGAAATCCCTCTATCTGTGCAATGTCTTTATCTATTCTAAATATACAGTACTCTGTTGGTTTTAATCCGTANAGTTTAATTATCTCAGGGATTAAATCGTCTGCTTCTTTAGTATCTGAATAGTGAATGTCGCCTTGAACGCTCTCCATGTACTCACGAAGTAAAACATAAAGCAAAGGATTCTTTTCTTTACGTGTTGCCTTGTAGTCATCGACTAAATCTTTTCTAAAGTTCTTCGTGCAAGTTGTAAAGAAGTACTCAAAGCCATCGAAACAAACTCCAAGCTCATCCTCTGCTTCGTTGTACATTGACATCTCCATTGAAGCAATAACTTCTAAACCCTCTGCTATTTTCTCGCTGTCTGTTAAAGGTTGGTTTTCTACTACGTACCACGCTTTATGTACTATGCTGTCGGCATCTATTAAAGCTTTCATAATTAAAATAGTTTATATTCGTTTTGTTTAATTCTGTCCTGTGCAATCTTAAAGTATGTTTCATCCTGCTCTATTCCTATAAAGTTTCTGCTTAAGTTTTTAGCTGCTACTCCTGTGCTTCCACTTCCCATAGTAAAATCTAAAACTATTTCGTTTTCGTTTGTGTAGGTTTTAATTAGGTATTCCATTAAGTCTACTGGCTTCTGTGTTGGGTGTACGTTGTTTTTCTCATATTTACAAAGAAGCTCATTATTTGGATAATATTTGTTAGTTTGGTATGGTATTTTAGCTTTTTGTTTTCCGTAAACTTGTGTTACGTCTTTGTCTTTGTAACCTCCCGTTCCGTGAGTTTTTCCTATTGTTAATTGTGGGTTGTATGTACATTGTTTTTTATAAAATATAGATAAAGTTTCAAATTTTCTTAATGGTTGTTTTTTAGCGTTTAAGAATCCAGTTGTTTTATTTTTACTTAAATACCAATCATACTTGTAATTCTTAATATTACTCATTCTTAAAGCACTACTAAACGGCTCACTTCCAAATAAAACAATAGCGCCGTTAGGTTTTATGATTCTATTAAGTTGTTGCCACATCAAAGCGAAATCAATTACCGAATCCCACTTACAGGCAGTAGTTCCATAAGGCGGGTCTGTTATAATTGCATCAATAGAACCGCTTTCGATTTGCTTCATAACTTCTAAGCAGTCGCCCTTGTATAAGTCAATCATAATTCTTTTATTTTCTGTTTGTATAATCCGTTTAACTCTCTTAGTTCTTCCCTTGTGTACTTACGTGTTACGTGTGCAAGTTCGTCTAACTTCTCAACTCTTTTAATTCCTATTCGTTTTATTAACCCTTTACGATACTCTGTTAGATTTCCAGCGAGATACGAATTGCACCGCTCACAACCGCTGTGAACATTGTCAGGATTGAAAGTTAAATTCTTGTGTCCTCCGCTTGAATAATAGTGGCAAGCGTTAATCTTTTTAGTCATAACAACATTACAACTTATACAAGGCTGTCCTTTATCTCGTAACCGTATGAACTTGTTAAACGTTACTTGTACAATCTTCATTAAGTCCTGCACAGTTTCCATGCCTTTAACGATTTCTTTCTTTCGCTTCTTCCATTCTTTAACCTCTTTTTGTTTCAGCTTATCTAAATTCTGCAACGCTTCAACCGTTTTACAGTCGATAGCATCGCAGAACTTTTGATTGAACCTAACCACTTTAAAGAGTTCTTTGCAGTTCTTACATCTAGGCATTATTTCAATCCCTCAATTAGCATCAATGCCTTTTCTTGCAGAGTATTTAAAACATATTTATTTTTTATCTGTTCAAGTGTTACAGTCTTGTTGCTTAACGCTTCCTGTGCTTTTACAAAACCCGAATCTGTTAACGGTGGCAACATAATCTCTTCGTCTGTTCGCTTTACAGATGTCTTAGCTTCGTTCTTAGACACTTTCTCTCCTCCCGCATCTGTATCTTTATCTGTAACTAATCCGAGCGCACTAGAGAGCGCATAACGTCTAAAGTAAGTGATAGCACTTCCAGCTACTTGAAAGTTATTCATTCCTTTTAACTGAACATCTTGCGGAATGTCCGCAAAACTTTGTAGATACTCTCCACTTTCAACGTGGAAAATTCTTGTTTCTAATGATGTACCTTGCATTAACTGTGTGAATCCTAAACCATGCTTTTTCATTAATGGATTAATAGCTTCAAAGATTGCTGGCAAATCAGCGTAAGTATATCCGTACCCTGTTGTTCCTTTGTGGATTACTGGTACTTCTTGTTGGAAGTCTGCTAATGCTTTGAATAAGTTTCTAGGCATTGCGTTTGCGTACTCATACGCTTCTCTTTCTTGTTCTTTCATATTATTGTTTTTTTTGTAAATATAATTAAAATATTGATATGTAAGCTATTCAAAGTCAAAATTATTTGTTAATGGCTTCGGTTTATACTCGCTTTGTTTTACTTTCTTAGGCTCTGCAAACACTTTTCTACCATCTTTAGATTCATAAAATGCGCCTTGTTTGATATCGTACATCAAAGCAGTTACTCCTTGAACTCCTACAATTTTTGGTTTAGCCTTGTTTATTTTAATATCTGTTACAGTACTTCCAAATTCTCTGTGAATTATTATAATACTTTTACCGTTGTTTGCCCATTCAGAACCTCCTTTTAAATCATGCATATCAGGCATAAGTGTTTTACCTTTTTCTTTACTCCCACTCTTTGGGTGTATAATCGTGTGGAAGTGTAAATTGTTTCTTTCTGCTAATTCGTTTCTAAAAGATAAAGTATCTTCAAGCCATTGGTCATACCTTAACGCTCCGACATCGTGCTTCATGTAGTTCCATGAATCTATTACACCGCTAAAGATTCCAAGCTCTTTTTTATTATCAACTGCGAACTGCCAAAATTCTTTAGGTGTTAATGCTTTAGAGTTGTTTTCTTTTTTCGGGTCTAAGATTTTAAAGTACTCTAATACGATTGGTAAATAATGCTCTAAATCTGATTCTGTAACTCTATTTTCAATTTGTACTTGATTACCATCTGCATCAATGTAAAACTTTTCAAACTGCTTACCTGAAAGTTTATGTATCAACTTACCAATAACTTCTTCAACAGTTCCAGCATCTGGCATATGAATTAAATGTTTATGCTTGTAGTGTCGTGAGCAGAATTTTAAGCAATCTAAAAGAACTTCTGTTTTACCACTTCCGGGAAGTCCACTCCAATCAGTACAACCTCCCTCTTTAATTGAATACAAAGAACCTAATCCAGCAAATCCTAAATAAAAAGTATTGCCACCGCCATTATGATAATAATCTCTTAAACGCTCTCTTATCTCGTTTTCTTTTATTATGTCCATTATCCGTTTGCTTTAGCTTCTAAGTTCAATCTTATGATTCTTTGCTCAAAAGTTTCTTCGATTGGTTTAGATGGTTGTTTATACGCTTCGCCTAAATATTTAACAGTATTTGTTAAACTTGACTTCCAGTTCTTTATAGGTTCTGTTTTGTTGTTTCTTGTTATGCTCCAGTTATTATCTAACCATGCAAAGTATTTAAGTCTTACTTCTTCTGTACATACATTCTTTTTACGTTCAACAGCGTGTGAAATAAATTCTTCCAATGTAGGTACTTCTTGTTTTATCTTATCTTCTCTCTTCTCTTCTTCTCTTCTCTTCTCTGCGATACTTTGCGATTGTTCAGCGATTGGGGTGCTATCGGTATGCGATGGGAACGCGATAGATTTGCTTAAATTTATAGCCTCGTCTAATGAAATCTCTTTATTCTCGTATCTCTTATGTATCAAAGGATGCCAACGTTTAAGGTTTCCAACTACTCCCGAAATACTTCTATCTTTCCTATTTCCTTCAATCTCTAAAAATTGCTCATCTAAAAAAGAGATGTTAATAAAACCGTCAATATTTATAACAATCTTTTTAGATAATAATACATCTAAATGATTTTTATCAATTTCAATTTCTGCATCTTCATAAGATAAAGAACATTCTTTACTCCAATATAAACAACATAGATTAATAAACCTTGATTGAGTTACCTCGTCACATCTTTGTATTTTACCCATCCTCCAATCTGCATAAGAGAATTTAAACCATTGTAACTTATCCATTGTTAACCTCCTCTTCTATTAAGAATGAAATTTGTTTTTTAAGTTCTCTGTGAAATCTGATAGCCGTAGTTTTATCTAAACACATAAAGACTTCTGTATCGCTCGCTAAATCTTTAATATTCAATAAAATCTCATTGTGTTTAGTTGCATAGCATTCTAGTTCATCTTCGAACGTACTACTTCTTTCTGTTCCGGAGAACACTAATCTGACGTTTGCCATAATCTAATGAATGTTTTATAAAAACAAACAAAATTTAAATTAATAAAAAGAGCCTTTATAAATCCGTAAGGGTCTGACTTCTCACTTCATTATAAAGGCTATAACTAAAATCTTTGTTCTATTGTCAGACCGAACTATTGCGAATGTACAACTTATTTACTTATAAAACAAATTTATTTTCTTAAATCTACAAATTTAAAATCGTTATCTATATTTTTTCTGAGTTCTTCGTCTGTATATTGCACCCCCAGACATTTTCCTTTTGAATCGTCAGCGTATAACTTATCTAACAATTCATCTAACTGCTGTTCTGTTCCGTTAAACTCTATGCACCCGCTAACTATTTT